TCTAGATAAGATGTGGTCAGAACATAAACAGAAGATCAAGACAAAAAAATATAATGTAGCATAGTATCAAGATGAGTGTACGAATGCTCGACGATGATGCCTTGATGAACAAGGTTAACCCCTTTGTCACTTCAGGCCCAGGCACTGTTCGTCGCGTTGAAAAATTTTCCAGTTTCAAATACCCCGACGAACAGGATGCTCAGTTTGAAGTGCGTGAAGAAGGTCCCTTGTATTCTCGGGGTATGTACATGGGTGGACCTAAGAAGGAACCACTGTGTCCAATGTCTAGACCCTTGTATCCTCAGAGGAATATAGACACGGGATTCACAGATTACAAGAAGGAGGAGATTGTCGTGGAAAAGGTTAAGGGAAAGAGGATGTTTCCTAGGTGGATGCTCGCTGTCGCGATCCTTATAATTCTAGTTCTATTAATCTTAAGACGTTGAAGAATCGTTCGAGGCGATTGACATTCGTGCAGCGTTCGATGACATCTGGTAGGATATCTTTGCAAAAGGTACTCACAAACTCCCTTTGCCAAGAGCATCTCTTATTGACGTACGGGGGATCGAATGTTGGGTCCAGGATTTTGATTGTATTCATGAGACGAAGTTGGGTACGGATGTTACTGAAGGCGTAACTCAGTATATTCTCGAGCATGATGGTTGCCATTTTCTGCCGTGTTTCCACGTTCTTTTCAATCATGGTATCAATGAACTTTTCGTAACGAACACCCTGTGTTCTGGATACGATCTTGGTCCAGTCACCAATCGGTGCTGCATCTAGGTAATCCACGAAGGTTTTGTATCCTTCGTCATTGACATATTTAGAATAGAGAACTTCGATGTAGGAACGATCTTCTTCTACATCGTGGATGACGTGGGCGGATTTGAGGATGGAAGTCATAAAGTAAAAAGCAATGATTTCTTTAACCTAAGTACACCCCTTTATATGGATTGTATACATCATGTACAGTTCAGTTGCAAACACGACATTCTCGTACCTCCTGACACTCGATGAGTTCAGGCGTACGTTCCCCTCCAACAAGATGCCTTCTTGGGTAAAGATCACGACCATCACGATGATTTCTGGCTTTAGCGAAGAAGTAAAGATTGATATCGAGAAGATCAAGTCTTTATTTGCTGATCCCGATGAGTCTATGAAGAAATTCCAATCAGGAGTTCCGTTCAATTGGAGTCTCAAGACGTCTACGACTTTTTACAACCAGGTCACATTGACGTATATGGATACCTACAGTACGAAGTCTATCAAGATTTTCCCCAATGGTAGCATCCAAGTCGCTGGCTGTTCCGATCTTTTCGACTGTCAACGTATCATCAAGAATCTGAACATATTTTTCAAGGATGTACTCGGCCTTGAAAATGAACTGTCCCCCGAAACCTTCAGGGTGGTGATGATCAATTCAAACTTCAGTTTGAACTATAACGTGAATCTCCACCTCACGGCCCGACACTTTGAGATGTGTGATGATCTCTTCGAGGTATCCTTTGAACCCGATCGTTACTCTGCAGTAAAGATTAAGTTCAAACCCGCAGAAGATATGAAACGTATCACGACGAGTATCTTCAGTACAGGGAAGGTTATTATCACCGGTGCCGAGACACTCAAGGAAATTGCATTTGCCTACAATATCATCAATCACCATATCAATGAATGTCAGAACATCAGGGTGTCACCTACCCAGGTGACCGATGTATTTGATGTTTTCATGGGATACAAATGCCAGGACCTGATCCAGGAACTGAAGAAGAAAGATTTTCATTCATGGACAAAGACAATTGTCAACAACCAAATTAATTTCTAATTTTATATTAAATGTCTCAACGACTTGGTATGGCCGACGGGAGGTGTTTCACCATCAACACTTCCTCGCGACTTTTGAACAATTACATCATGACCAACAATGAAGTCGATTACGTCGACAACTACAAGTACCGCCAACTTCTCCAGAGCAAGGGTCCCGAACTCATCGATGTCGTGACCAACCAACAGGTTGTCGCCGAAGATGGCAACTGCCAAAGGTGTGACAAGCCTCTCCTTAAGGTTGCGGGTATATATTAAAAAAAGTTTAGTTGTGTAAACCAGGGAAATGTCGACGTGTTCTATATGTCTAAACCAGGTTAGGATGACCCGAATCAATCCCCCACTTCGATGTGGACATGTGTTTCACTCAGAATGTATAGAGCAGTGGAAAGAACAAGGTAAGAATACATGTCCAGAATGTCGAAAGGTGTTCGATGTATCCAACTTTAAGGTTACACTGACAGTCGAGAACAATTACAACGCGACATCGAATGTCATATCGATGAATGACGATATGATATTCAACGTGATGGATATCTTTGATATATCATTTGACGTTGAGGATGTCGTTGACCTAGACGCTCTTCTTTCGGATATTGGATCGAGTCTTGCCGACATTGATCCCCTTGTTCTTGACACAGAATGAGCTACAATACGTATTGTAATTTAAACTGCCATAATTTCGACTCGCCTTTCTAGGATCCTTGATGACCTGCCCCTTCGCATCCTTTAACAAAGGGCCAGTAGCCCAACCTCGCTTATGACTGAAGACATTCACTCGTATCTTCATAATCTTACCCACCACGACGGTCGGTATTTTACGCGTCGACACCTTGAAGAACTTAGCGATGCTGGTCTTTGTGTCTCCATCTTTTGGACGATATTCCACCAGGCCATGCTGTTTGTAAAAATGAAAGTCACCGTTATTGAATGGTGTCATCTTCTTTTTACCGGTCACAAACATCATGACCTTGTAGTACCCCTTCTTGCATCTGGTGTTTCCCTTGACGACGTAGACCTTTTTGGGATTGTCAGAAACGACGCGTTGTGGTAGATTTTTACAGTTCGTGTACGAATGATACCACTTGGAGCGACCACTTCTATCTCCCGGTACACTCTTCTGGTGACGATACTTTTCGTAATCACCGACAGCGTACGCGTAGCAGTTGTTGTTACCTATACCAATCGACGTTCCCCAGTACTTATTCGTAAAGGTGGGTTCAGAACCGCTCAGTGGCGGCTGACGACGGCTCATTTATATTATGTTCCTATATTATAAATGATCCTTGATATTGCCGCCACAAAGAAGACCGAAGACCGTGTGAAGCTCGTGATACTGTATACAGTCATCATCCTCATCAGCACCTTCCTTCTTCGCTTTCTCTGGAACGAGTCCCTGGTAAAGCACATCACTGTACTTAAACCTATCAAGTCTCTACTTGACGCATTTCTTCTTTCGGTCGCTCTGATGGTACTCCGTGGTTGTTAAACCTCTTTGTAACCAACATGCTTTTCACCGTTGGGAGCAACAATCGTAGGGAACGCGTCGACATCTTCGCAGTTACCCTTGTCACAGTCAACAAATGTGAAAGGCTTTTTGACCTTCTTCATATGTTCAAGCTGTTTCCGAGTCCAACCACACCCCATGGTCCCGAAAATAGTCCATCCCTTTTCCCCGGGAGCTACAGCCTGGGTAGTACCAGTCTTCATTAGAATGTAGGCATTGACGAGAATGAGAACGGCGAACGCGATCATATTTTAGTATAGGTAGATATTAAAAATGTCTTCAACTGTACTATCCATCGGAAACAAGAATGTCACGCTCAAGTACACCAGGAAAATGCCCCGTGGTGAAGTTGAACGGATGAAATCGTTCATGACTAAAAGTGGTGAGAAACTCATCAAGACTCCAAAGTTTAAGGTACTGTCTATGATCGATGAAGGTACGAAACGAATCTTCAAGGTCGTACTCTAACGATACCGGGGCGTTTTTTGGGTTTCGCTTTACCCGCCTTGAGAATTGCGACTGCCCTCGCTTTAGCCGCTTCCTTGTTCACTGGTGTTATTGGTTTAAGAGTTTTGATTTTAATAAGGGGCTTACGTCTCGGTTTGATCAAAGGGATCTTCGTTTCACCAGTGAAGAAAGGTTTAGACAGAACCTCCTCAAAGCTCAGATTCACCTTTTTGTTACCCCTCAATCGATAGTTCTGGACAACATTCGACCTATTCATGAGATAGTCTTTGGGTAAGAGGTTTTCAATGAAGGTCTTCACGGTGCGTTCGGTCGTTGTCCGTGGCTGACGGAGTAGATGATTGATCGAGTTCAAGAAAAAGTGTAAGTCGTAATGTTTGTCAGACTTTCTCGAGATGCCGATGTTCTTGTAGTTGTTGGTATTGATGAGAGGATTCTTAATTCTCGGGAAGACTGAAAATCCAAAATCAATTATGACAGCTTCAAACCCCGCATTCGAAATCGTAGACCCTATGATTTTCATATCCTTCACGGGAACTGGTCGAACAAGAATATTCCCACCATGGAGATCATGATGACGGAAGCCGGGATACTTCTTCTGGATACGATAGAGGTTGTAGATTATCTGAGCCATAACAGATTTTATAGCTGGGAGAGTAGGTTGCGTCATTATCCATTCCCTGAATTCTTTACCATTCACGTACTCAGAATAAAGAATGTCTCTCTTGTCACATGTCTTGTAGAGGTACATCTTGGGAACTCCGAAGCCCTCCAACTTTTTCGCGATGGTAAATTCCATCTTCGGACTGATTTCATCGAGTGCCGCCCTAAACTTCGCAAGGGGTTGACTGTTCGTCTTTTCACTCAACGAAGGAGTCCTGATTTCCTTGTAGACGATGTACTTTTTACAGTCATCATCAACGCACCCACGATACACCTTACCATATTCGCCTTCGCCAATCTTTACGGAACCCTTGGTCATGGTCCCATTCTTCTTTTTCAACCAAAGATGTGACGCGGGATCACACGCCTTTTTGCCCCTGAGAAGCGTCTTCACCTGGGCGTTCATATTACTAGTACGCGACATATTTTTAGACATTCAAGAGAAGGTTGGTACCTTCTTATCAATGTGTATCTAAAACACGAGTTCGTTCAGGATCATACCCTGTTGACACATGACCAACACCTTGGCGAGGTTCGTCTTCGGTGTATAGTCCCCATAGCCAACACTACTCATCGTCGTGAACGAAAAGTAAAACGGATCGAGGATACTCTCAAACTCGAAATGTTCAGGTTCTAACGAACCATAGATGATCCCGAATAAGAGTGCGATGGTGATAATGTTTTTCATCTATTGTGTGTGTATATTTTTTTTACTCGTCAATTTCGGGCTCCTCATCAATTTCCACATCAACTTCGACACCGTTAGTCTCGGGAAGGTCGAGACCCTGGAAGGCGAACGAAGGAAGCTTCTCAGACTGCTCAAGAAGTACCTGCTGCAGGCGGATCGTCACACCGAACTTGTTATCGATGAACCAGATCTGGTTAAGGTCAATGATGGCCAGCACCTTCTGACCCTTCTCGATCGTGTCGAGCGAAACACGCTCACGCTGCATGTTGTACGCTTCTGGGACGAAGGATCCATCACTCTTGGTGAGAATCTTGAGCTTCATGGTCGAAGGGTACTGCTCCTTGCCAACACGAACGATGGGCTTGTAGAGAGCTTCCTTCAGGACAGCGACATTGAACTTCTTACCGAGCCACTCCTTGGAGTTATCAGCGACCATGTTGACAACAAGCTCATCGAGTTGGGACATAGCCTCATGAAACTTGACAGAGTCGGCATTGTCGGGATCAAAGGAGAGGTCTAGCGAGTAGCTCGTTCGCCCAGTACCCTCATCAGTGTAGACACTGAGACCGTAGGGGGAACGCATGAAGGGGAGTTGGACGAAGATCTTCTTGTTGTCGCTACTGTTGAGGTAGACAGCCTTTCCTCCGTTCTTGTTCTTACGAAGCTTGGAGAAGGAAATGTTGTTGGCATTGAAATCGGAAAACTTTTGGATGGCAAGCGACATTGTTGGTTGGTTATATATTCTATAGGATTCGAAACTTTAAGTATATTTTTTTCTCCAGGTAAAATAAAATGGGTCTCTTTAAAGATTGTGGATGTGGGTGCAATGGCAAGAAAGGTCAAGAGAAATTTCTCATCTCTCTGATGTCTGCGTTGATTTTCTTCGTCATCGCCAACCCTCAAACGTTTATTCTAATGCGTCGTCTCCTCGGACAATGGGTCGCCGGTCCTAACGGCTGCCCCAAATTCGGTGGCCTCGTCTTACACACTGTTGTCTTCATGCTGATCGTATGGGGTATCATGCTTCTCAAGAAGGAAGCTCCCCCCGCCAAGGTTGTTGAGGAGGAGGAAGAGTCTGTGATGGTTGTTCCTGTTCCCATGAAGAACGCTCCCCTCCCCCTCCCCGGTATGAAGGAGGAGAAGATCGAGCTTGTTGATTCGGGTATGCAGTTGGAGGGTCTCGATGTGACCGGCTCCTATGATAGCCCCGCGGGACTTTAAAATACCTTGAACAGATCATTTACTTTTTGAATGATGTTCAATAACTCATTCTTACTCTTCACGTCTTCGGGTTTGATGATTTCAAATTCAATTTGGTAATCGGTCATGTCTTCAGCATCCAAATCTACTGCATCCCCAGTTGACATCGTTAGATCGATGGAAAGGTTCTTACGGATAAAGGATTGGCGGTGCTTGGTACGCTTCCGGTCCATGTCACTGAAATCATCAATCTCAGTCGGTACCTCCTTACTGAAGGCAATTCGAACGTCATAGGGAACACCCTTAATTCGTTTGATGTCCTCTTTGTGGACCGAAGTTTTTTGAACAACCTTCTGATCACCAGAGGTTTCATCGATCGACATACGAATATTGTCTCGATCCCGGTAAAAGACTTCTTCCTGGGTGGTGTAAATCTTTTCCCAACCCTGATACTTTACCAAGGCTCGGTAGATCTTGTCAAAGGTCTCCTTCCCAACGTTCGTGTCGAAAAGTTTTCCATTAAACTTCCCGAGACGCATTTCAACTTCGATGTTCGGATCATTCTGGTGATCGCCGAACACCTTGTGAATCTTTTTGTGGACCGTTTCAATGTTCATCTTTATTTCTTACAATTCTCAAGATGCGTCTTAGTCTTAAGTGTTTTTTATACAAAAAATGTAATGAAGGGAATACTCAATGTTGGAAACACATGCTACTTCAATACATCTCTTCAATGTCTGGTACACGCACCCATCATAAAATCTATATTTGTTGAGCGAGGGTACAACGGACCATGTTCTTTCACGAAGGGCTTTTCAGAATTCACCAGGAAGTATTGGGATGACACACTCAAAATTACATTCAACGTGAATAGCCTCTTGGAAGAATTTGTCAACAAGTTTCCAAGGTTTGTCATTGGGAGACAACATGATGCACAAGAAGCCATACTCTGTATTATCGACATACTCGAAAATTCGTTGCCAGTGTTGAAGAAGCATTTCTACGGTAAGAAAATTCAGGAGACTATATGGCCCGGCGGAAAGAAATCACACGAAGAGATGTTCAGTATTCACATATTAACTTCAACGTCAACGAGTCTGGGAGAGATGATGAAGAATAGTCTGAAATGGAACGTACTGAATGATTACCAGGATGATGACGGGAAAGTACATCATGTGGCGACGACGAGGTGTCTCTTCTCAGAGTATCCATCTGTATTGATGATATCCTTTGACAAGAGGGGGTATTTCGAAGTGGTCGAGAACATTTCCATCGATGATCATGAATACGAACTCGTAGCATCTGCCATACATATGGGTGTTCAGAGGGGTGGACACTATTTGGCATTTACTAAAACGGACAACCACTGGTATTACAAAGATGATGATGTAGTTAGATCTGAAAAACTACCCATCATGGCTCCACACTATCTACTCATGTACACTTTAAAAACTCATTCATCTTGATATCCTCTTTGATGTTGACGAGTGTCCTATAAAACGTTCTCCGATTGTTGGGATAATTCTTATCTTCGCGTTTCAACAATGGCTTCCACCACATGGGTGCATCATTTTCCATGTACATACATTCCAAGATCGCCCCATCTTCCAAGAGTGGTGTGACAGCCACCTTGTCTGCTGGGATTTCACCTTCCATGTACAACTTCCCCTTATCCTGTACATACAAACGCCACACACCTCGTTCATCCACCTTTGCCAAGAAATCGATAGTGTTCTTCTCTTTGGGTTTCCATTTAAACATCGTCTCGTGAGTACCCATCAAAACCTGTTCGTTGACGGGTGTAAACACAAGACCATCGATTGGCTCCTTGACCGTTGGAAGATAGTCGTTCATGAAATACTTGAATTCCTTCATGACATGAAACTTTTTAATCTTCACCTTGACACGATCAGATTTGAGACCGATGAGTCCCTTGGTCACTCGTTCCATATGATCCAAACGGTCCAAGAAGTTTTGGTGACCCACAATCTTACCTTCAACCATGACGGTATCATAGACTAAGAACGTCTCACCACATAGTTCACCGTCTAAGATCGTCCCATCAAAGATTGACTTCTTGAAATGGAGAGGAACAGAAAACATCTGAAAATTCCGGTTTACGAAAACACATTGTTTCTTCCCTTCATACATGAGAGCCACCATCATGTGGCGAACACCATCAGTCTTTTCGCATACGACATAGTCATTGTTTCGTAGTATGGGAAAATGCTTGAATTCGATGGATATAGGTTGAGGACCGGGAAACCTATCCTTCGTGCCCCACGTCTTCAGAATAAATTCCTTGACGTAGTCATTCATGGTAAGTATACGTCCGTTAACTTTATGTAGATTTAACCCCTGCAGAATTAATCAGACTGCTGATACATTCGTGACCATAGGTCATGGTTAACTTAGCCGCTGTAAATGCAATAATTTTAACACCAAGTTCTCTAAATTTAAAAAACATCATATCTGTTCTAGGGGGGATCAGGGTGGCTCCAAACTTTTTATCACCGTCATAGGACTTCAGTGTATCGGATACCGATTTACAGTTCATGACCCAAGCACGAGCCGACGTATTCTTCACCGTATAGATGTCATCTGAAATCTTCTCATCAACATCCGTATCAAAAGAAAGACCCATCTGATGTCTCGGTTCATCAACATCGGATCGCACTTTGTCTTTGAACATTGCCCAATCGATACCCTCCTTAACACCGGGGTAGACCAAACATCCGACATCTTCACTCATCTTAAACATTTCTTGGATGCTCACCTCGTCGATACCGATTCCAAAATCAACAAAAAGGATCCGATCACTCATCGTCATCAGCTTCTCGATAGCTTTAGCCTTCGCGAATGGGTCATCGTTTACGAAAGAGATTTCATTCTTGTGACCATTTTGTATACACGCGATATTCATACGAAGAATCGTATGAAGTGTCTTCACGTGACACGACTTGGACCTAGTGACAATGAGAGTGGCAAACTTCATTTATAAACGTTCACGTCTAAACCTTAAGCCTATCACTAAGGCACCCACTGAAGGGTAGATTTCCGATATGACCCAGTGTCGTGTGAATGTGTGCATGAATCTTTCCACCCATCTTTTGCCAGCGACGACAGAATGCGTAATCTTCTGACAGGTAACGTCTCGTATCGGGATCGATCATACAGTCGAATACGGCACAATAGTCGTCGAAATCTCGGTTCTGATGATCATTCTTGCACCATAGTTCCGGATACTCTTCATGCATCTTCTCAAAGACAGACCGCTTAATCAACATGAAACCAGTCGGGCCATCTAGGATCTCAACGAAACCATTTTCAACAGAACGTCTCGCAGATCCAATGTTGACGACAAGACTCGATGAAAGCATAGCCATGTCTCTATCATCACCACTCTTTACAGCATCGGCTGCCTGATCCCACATGACAACCTTCTTGGGATAACATCCGACGGCGATATCATGATCAGATTCTAGAAGTTTGACAACGGATTCAGGATCAAAGTCGATGTCCGCATCTATAAACATGAAATAGTCGGCGTCAGTCTTTTGCATGAACCGCCCGACAGCAACATTACGAGCTCGGTGTACAAGTGACTCATTCTCTGTCGTATCGATCATGAGTTGAACACCCTTATTTATGAGGAGAAGCTGTAGCTTAATTACACTAATCATATATTTATCTAAACACAACCCTCCATAGCATGGCGTCGATAGAAATACCTTCACCATTTTAGTATTTCACGCCTTTCGCCTCTAAGTGCTTTTTAATAATAGTTTCAATCTTGTTTACCGTGGGTACCGAAACACCACACGTCGAACAAATCTCACTCTTCGTGTGAACACCTTTGAGTGCTATCAATATCACAGCAGATGCGATACTGTTAGGTGTTTTACTCATGAGTTCGACACAGTCTTCAATCTCGCTACACATCTTAGTACAGACTGGTCGGTACACCTGTCCAGCGTTGAAGTTTCCCAGTAACCTGTGTACGACATCACAAGGTTTCGTCATGTAATTCTTTTCAGTCTTTCCCATGATGGTTTCCTTGAACATTTGTGTTGTGCGACTCATATCCTTACTCTGAATTCCAAACATGTCGGCAATCTCTTTGGTCGTTCGAGGCACCTTCGACAATCTACACGCGTACAAAACACAGTTCCCCTTGATACCTGTACGAACCGCACCCCTGGTGAGTTTGCTGTCGTCGAATTTCTTGTACATCATCTTGGCGTCCTTGAGTATAGACTCTGGAAGTGTATGACACGCTTCATCTATATCCTTGTAGGCATGGAACAGTGATCGATCCTTGTGATTCATCGACATGTGAAAATTAATCTTCGCCATGCGTTTGAGTTCGTATTTGGATGACATCGTCGTCGCGACCACAGTTCCTTTACCCCACGCCTGTGAAAAGAGTTCGGGGTTCGAGTTTGGATTTCCACATCGTGACGGGTCGTTCACCTTCCCATCTTCACTCACACCACTCGTCCATTCGGGAGACTCATCAATAAAACGATCTTCGACGAGACCGCATGATGAACACACCGGTAATCCCTCTGGTGTATAAACTTTTACTCCGTTGCACTCACCACAAAAATTTTTGTTAACGACTAGCTTTATTTCGTCTTGTTTACCAAGGGCGTGATCGACCTGGTTCCATATAGCAGCTAATTCCATTCTACTGGGTGCGAATTATTAATTTCACTGATAAGAACGCACTTAGGTTCATAAACTTCGTGCATAAGTTTCTATCATATCTACAGTTTTCTTGAAGCTCTTGGCACCTGGAGTAGAAGGTTTCCATTCTTCCCATGCCTTGTCGATAAGTTCGTGTCCGGGAGGTGCTTCGACTGG